CGGACGCGGTACGAGCGGCTGCTTCTGCGGTGGTGGAGCCAGGCGACCGGCCCCGATGACGAAAGAGCGGCCAACGCGACCCGGATGGTGCTGGACATCCTCCGAAGATTGGATACCATCGGCGGACTTGTGCCGGACAAGCCATTGATCCAACTCCAACAACAGAACGTCATGGTTGGCAGCGTTACCTTCGCAGACCTCCTCCGGGAGTCGCTGGACGAACACGTCCAAGTGCCTTGCTATCCCCGCACCAGGGGGACGGAGGAGAGTAATAGACGATGACGCCGAGTTTTCGCGGGTGTGGCAATTACAACTGGGACGAGCCAACGACACATGTACGTAGGGACCTTGACGCTACAGTACGGTTGGCGCATGTTGAACGAACTTAGTTTATTTTCAGGTTACGGCGGGTTCAGTCTCGGCCTCAGACTCGCTGGAATAGAAACCAAAACTGTGGGGTACGTTGAAATTGACAAATACTGCCAACAACTTCTCCAAGCCAGAATCGGAGATGGGTTCCTTGATGATGCCCCTATCTGGGATGATATAAAGACTTTTTCAGTTGACACGCTCTGCCAACTTAATTATGATTGCTCCGATAAAGAAATGCAGGAGGCAATCATGGGAACAGCACTTAGCCCGAAGTACAGCCAAGCAGTAAAGTTGTATGATGCCGGGTTATCTATCGGGGATATTGCAACTTATTACGACATTAGCCGCCAAGCTATGTGGCAAATCCTCCAACGACGCGGCTGCGTGTTTCGACCTCAGCAGAAGTATGGACAGGACAATCATTTTTATCGGGGCGGGATTACAGCATCAAACCGTTCTCATGATTTGGCAGAACGAGCCATTGACCAGGGAGTGTTAGTCCCTCAACCATGTGAAATTTGCGGCGATAATGGCCGCATGGCTGATGGACGAAGGGCCGTACAGGCTCACCACGATGATTATAATCTACCGCTAGATGTGCGCTGGCTATGCCAGGTTCACCACCATGAGTGGCATAGCAATAACAGGGCCATAAAAGCAAAGGAGGTGATACTGGATGAAGCTGCCATACATGCCCTCGACACCGATATTCTCACTGGCGGCTTCCCGTAGTCGTGCCAACCCCACTCCGTGGCCGGGCAGCGGCGGGGAGCGGCTGACGAACGTAATCTCTGGCCGGACACCCTTAGAGTCATTCGGGATGTGGGACCAAGATTCGTCCTGTTGGAGAACGTTCCAGGCATCCTTGCTAACGGGTATGGCGGAACCGTGGTCGGGCAGCTTTCCGACATCGGGTATGACTGCATTTGGGACTGCGTCCCTGCTGCGTCCGTTGGTGCCCCGCACCTCCGTTGGCGGTGGTGGTGCCTTGCGATACATGACCCCGAACGCCATGGACTCATTACCAGCGAAGTCTCAGGACGCATTGGATTACGAACACTCTACAGCCAGACCGGGGAGGAAGAACCCCAACAATTTGAGGGACCAGGTATCCGTAGAGGAGGGGACAAGGTTGTGGCCGACGCCCGCCAGCCGGCACCACAAGGACGGCGATGCCCATAGTTGCCAGAACGTGCCGGTGAATGGACTCCTCGGACGAGAAGTCCATCGGCTCCCCACGCCCTCATCCGGCGGGGATAGCGGAGGGCCGCACGGCATCCGGGGCGGGAGTTGGGCCAAGGAGAAGTTGGTCGAGACATTCGGGGAGGAGGACGCCGTCGCCATGAGCGGCGGTTCCCTCAACCCTGACTGGGTGTCATGGCTCATGGGACTCCCGGTTGGCTGGACTTCTCTGGAGCCGCTATCCAGAGAGGAATACCTGGACTGGTTCCACGCCCAACAGAACGGGACATGGTGGCAAGAGGAGCGGGGATTGCCAAGGGTGGCCCAAGGGGTAAAAGACCGTGTTGGCCGTCTCAAGGCGTTGGGAAACGGCATCGTGCCGCTGTGTGTCAGCCGCTTTCTAGTAGGATTGGAGGGTACTGAATGACCACAGAAAACTGGCGGAGCATGGACGCCACAGACCGGTTCCAGTTCCAAGAATGGTTCCGGAGAGAAATGAGCGACCGGCACCACCGGGGGATAGCCAAATACCACGAGGGGGAAACGCGTCCAACGTTCAAGGGAGAACCATTAACGCAGGCTATCGAAGAAGCTTTGGACCTCGTGTTCTACCTGTGGGTAGAGCAACGACGGCAATTGGAGTTAGAGAATGACCACTGAAACAGATGCTCACTACTGGGTGATTCAAGCCGCCGACGGACCCGAAAGCCCTGGTGTCTGCCAGCGTTGCGGTGAGAAAAAAACCTTCAAGAACTTTGTCGAAGAAACTGCCTTCATGGTTGGGAGCGCTCGTAAGGCTACTAGCAGGCCACGGAAGACGCCCTTTAATGGCCCGAGGCACAGAGATATTGGGGAAGATGCCAACACCCGAGGAAATCCAGGGAATGAAGCCAACGGTATCTAGCACCTTAATTAATTCCCAGACCCGGACCAATGGCAAAACACACCGACGGCAGCACCACCAACGCCACCACTGGGGTGATTCGCATCCCAGCCACCACAACCACACCTGAGCAATCAAACTGCCTTAAATCGACTCACAACGCGATTCTTGGGGTATCAGCTATGGCATACGCTACTACACGAGTCCAACTGAGGGACCAAATCATCGACCGGTGCCTAAAGGTGACGACCGCCGAGGAGCGTGTCTTGATAGCTCGGTTCCTGGTGTTCGGCACCAACCCCGAACTCGTGCCCTCTACCTTGGTGGCGGCGCAGCGGGCCGCGTTGTTAGAATTGGGGTTGACGAGAGAATGATAACTAAGCGTACTGACATGCCCCGCCATGCTCTGCTGAACCCCGATTACTACTACGAAAAGATACTCGGGGTGGAACATTATTATGATAAGCAGCGGGAAATCAACCGCGCCATAGCGACTCAGCCCCGCGTGGCTGTACTCGGTGCCAATGGCTGTATTGGGGGCGAGACTCGGATTGACAATGCTGACACCGGTGAAGCCATCAAGGTGAGCGATATACGTCAACCGATGCCGGTGTGGTCTTACACGCCACAGGGCGTTGTAAGGGCCATGGCGGGTGTCCCATTCATCAAAGGCCATGCAGACCTATACCGCATCAAAACTCGTGATGGACATTCCTTTGTGGCTACCGGGGAGCATCGAGTCTTGACGGGCGGGGGGTGGCAGCAGGTTGACCGTCTAGCCGTTGGTTCCAGAGTGCTTGTGCCGCCTGGCTCATTTTCTGCCGCGTCTCCAAGGAATGACGTTGGCCTTGCCACGCATAGCGGATATTCTGGCTATTATCCTCTAAGAGTTCCAAGTTCTCGGGCCGATTGTCCCCCTTGTCGCTGTTTCGGTGGTGGACCACTTCTTGTGCTTCTAAGTACCGGCCAACCATCTTCTCCATTACGAGCCGGTGTTCCCGCATGTAACCATGATTATCCGCATGAGGATGCTCCGGCAAACGTATCAAGATATAACCATCCTTATCGACGACGCGCCCGCCCTTCCAACTGCCGTTCCGCTCACCCACACCGCCTCGGCGATGGTTGCGCGGGATGTCAGGGTTCCTCTCATAAAAACGCTCTATCGTCTTACGAGTCCAACCCAATAGCTCGCCCAGTTCCTTCTGGGAACAGTGAGCGTGGGCTACAAAGAAATCACGATATTCAGCATCCTTCTGCTGGGTTGCCAACCTTGGGCCTTTCTGAGGATTTGTCATATTGTCCAATCTCTATCCTTAAACGTTGGCCCCATTATACCACCATCACAGCGATTGATTATTTACGGCATGATATCTATTACGATTTGACTGTGCCTGGGAGTCATAATTACTTGGCGGAAGGGATATTCCATCACAACACGGGAAAGGACTGGAACGCTGGCCGGTCGGTCTTGTGGTGGCTCGGGACGCACTACCCAGCCATCGTGGTGGTGCTCGGCCCCACCACCCGCCAGGTGTCGGACATCGTGTTCAAAGAGGCGCGGCTGGCCTACAGCCAATCCAGAGTCCCTTTAGGCGGCACATTCCTCCAGGACACGTCCAGGTGGAAGCTATCGGACAACCATTACGCAATCGGATTCGCTACCGACGATGCATATAACATCCAGGGGTTTCACTCCCCCCACCTATACGTCATCGTGACCGAGGCCCACAACATGCCTCAAGAGCAAATCGAAGCGATTAAGCGGTTGAACCCCGAGTGCATCTTAATGACCGGCAACCCCTTCTGTTCAGCGGGCGAGTTTTACGACGCCTTCAACGCCAACAGTGAACGGTGGGCTACCATCCGTATATCCGCATTCGATACTCCCAATGTCCAGGTCGGCACCGAAATCATCCCTGGCATGGTGAACCTAAGAGATATCGAGGACCACCGGCTGGACTGGGGGGAGGACTCCGCGCTATACGTGGCGTCGGTCTTGGGCGAATTCCCCGACAACCTAGAGGACACCATCGTGGCGCGGTCTGCTATTATGGCGGCAGTCACTCGGAAGCTCCCGCCAGACCCCACCGACACGGTGTTGCTATCCTGCGATGTGGCCCGCTTCGGGACCGACCGGACGGTGGTCTACCGGCGGCAGGGCCACCGGTGCCGGAAGCTCTGGGATGTCCAGGGGCACGATACCCAACAGATAGCGGGGCAGCTAGTCCTCTTGGCTGAAGCGGTGGGCACTTGCAAGCAGCACCGAGCCGAGCTAGTAGAGCCCTTGGTACGGCCCCAGGCGGATTGCGACAAGTGCCGCCCCGACCTATCGGTTGACATTATCGTGGACGAGACTGGTATCGGGGCGGGGGTGGTAGACCGGTTGAACGAACAGGACATCAGGGGCGGTAATGCCTCGGTGTCGGGGTTCAACGGCGGTGAGAAAGCCGACGCCAATGATAGGTATATCAACGCCATCGGGGAAGCTTGGCTGGAACTCGGCAAGGCTTTCAAAAATGGGATGATTGACATCGATGACAACCCCGCTTTAATCGCCCAGCTATCATCGCGGCGGTATAAGATACAAGGTGACCGCCGGTTGGCCCTGGAAACCAAGGCGGACTACAAGAAACGCTCCCATAGGAGTCCAGACGATGCGGACGCTCTCGCGATGGCTTACTCTCCCTTGGTTGGTGCCCCAGCGTTACGGTTCTTTAACCCCTAGACGCCAGGCCCAGACCGTAGAGGCCCTGGGCTTGGCGTTCATCGTGGCGGCCATTTTTTGGTTGTCGATACCGGCGGGGCTGGCGGTATTAGGCGCAGGCGTCGTGGTGGTGGCTCAGTTCATGCGACGGGCGTGATAATCGTGGTCAAGAGGTTTTAGCTTATGACGATGCTCCAACGAATCGCTGACGCTGTACTCACCAAGGCCCACAACCAAGAACGTATGCCCCAGGTGGTCCCAGGCGGAGTTAATAGCTCAGGCATTGGTGGGTTATCTGGTGGTAGTCAGACCGCTCAGATGACCACATATTCCACGGTTAGTTCCGTATTCGCAGCGGTAAGTAAGATTTCCGAGGCTGTGGCGTCTG